TTAATAGATTTATTCAATGAAGAATGACGAACAATTCTTAAAGGATAGATTAGACTTATTTGAAACAGAAGGTTGGTTAGACCTGATGGAAGAATTAAAGAACATTGAAAGTAGTGTGCGAGACGTTGACACTATGAAGAATGAACAAGACCTTTGGCACGCTAAGGGTCAGTTGCAATTACTAGGATATGTAATTAGCTTAGAAAGCGCGACTAAAATAGCGATGGAACAATCGGAAACGACACCATCATAAAATAACTTCATAACCCTTCGGGGCGGAGACGATAGAAATGAGTATAGTAGTAGATACAGCACCAGAAGGTGTAGAACAGGTAACAGAAACGACAGAGGTTACAGATGTTCAGGAACAGGTAGTCTCTCAAGACGTAACTACCCAACCTGAATATACACCTCCTGAGAAGTATGCTGGGAAGACATTGGAAGATGTGATTAATATGCACCAGAACGTAGAAAAAGCGTTTGGGAGGCAAGGGCAAGAGGTAGGTCAACAGCGACAAGTGATTGACCAACTGATGCAACAATCACAAGCTGGTCAAGCTACTGAAACGACAGAAGAAGCTGTCAGTTTCGAGGATAGTTTTTACGATGACCCTGCTAAGGCAGTAAATTCAGCGATAGAAAACCATCCAGAAATTGTCAAAGCTCGTGAAGGTAATGTTAAGTCGGCACAGAATGCTAATTTAACGCAGTTAGAATCAACTCATCCTGATTTTATGGATGTTATTGGTGATAGCAACTTTCAAGAGTGGGTAGGAAAGAGTGGTATTCGTACCGAACTGTTCCGCAGAGCCGATGCTGACTATGATTTTAACGCTGCAAACGAATTATTAGGTACTTGGAAACAAATATCAATGATTGGTAAGACCAAACAGGTCAATAAAGCAGAAAAAGTCAAACGTCAGAAGGCAATGCGACAAACCAGTTCAGAGACTCGTTCTTCAGGTGATTCAGTCGGAGGTAAAAAGATGTATCGTAGAAGTGATTTAATCACACTACAAAGAACCGACCCTGAGCGTTATGCTTCATTGTCAGATGAGATAATGAGTGCGTATGCTGAAGGTCGGGTTAAATAATAATACTCAATAAGGAGAAATAAAAATGGCAGCTAATTTCGGACTTGGTGGCGACCACCATGTAACAACTGCAGTTGCTAATAATTTCATTCCTGAACTATGGTCAGATGAAGTTATTGGTGCTTATAAATCAAGCTTAGTTTTAGCAAACTTAGTTACAAAGATGTCTCACAAAGGTAAGAAGGGTGATACTATTCATATCCCTAAACCTACTCGTGGGTCAGCTTCTGCTAAATCAGCTAATACGCAAGTTACACTTTCAGCTGCTACTAATACAGTAGTTGATATTTCAATCAACAAACACTACGAATACTCTAAGTTAATCGAAGATATTGCTGAAGTTCAGGCTCTCGCTTCAATGCGTAAGTTCTATACTGATGATGCTGGTTATGCACTAGCTACTCAAGTAGATGATGACTTATTCACAGCTGCTCAAGCTTTGAATGGTGGTGCTTTAGTTTCAGGTGCTACAGGTGCAGCAGGTACTTCCGCTGATATTACAGATGCTGGTATTCGTAAAATGATGCTTGCATTAGATAATGCGGATGTTCCTATGGATAACCGTGCGTTGGTACTACCTCCAGTAGCTGCTTCAGATTTACTAGGTATTGACCGATTCACTGAACAAGCTTTCATTGGTGATGGTAATGCGATTAAGACTGGTAAGATTGGTAATATCTATGGTTTAGATGTTTACATTTCATCTAACTGCCCGACTTCAGGTTCAGATAGAATTGGCGTTCTGTTACACAGAGATGCTATTGTATTTGCAGAGCAAGTTGGCGTTCGTACGCAGACTCAGTACAAACAAGAATACTTAGGTGATTTGTTTACTGCTGATACTATCTACGGTGTAGGCGAGTTACGCGACGATGCAGGTATTCCTTTTAAAGTTCCATCTGCTTAGTAGTTAGTTAAATGTAGCCCCTGTCTAGTTGAGGGGGTTATCTTGAATTAATTATTAGTTGAGTTATGCCATTATTTACTTATACTTGTAATAACGAACACACCACGTCATCGGTAGTTAAGTACGATGATAGGGAAGAACCACAAGTCTGTTCTGACTGTGGAGAACCTTCCTACTTTAAACAAACATTCTGTACGAATTTCCAATACGGCAACGACTATAGCTCATTTAGTGCAGATAGTCATAAGTGGAACTTACGTGAGAATCATAGAAATAAAACTGTAGGCAAAAGCTACGACTAATAAAGGATAACGATGGCTAGATTACCCCAGCATAAGAGATTAGCATTAGCGGTTAAAGCTATGCGTAGAAGATTATTTGGATTTAAAGTTGTACAAGCTGGTCTTCAGCTATGGCATAACTACTCAACAGATGCACTAGATAAGTCTAGTAACAGTAACCACGGTGTTATGTACACTGGTCGTTCACTAGCCTTTGATGGGTCTAATGATTATGTAGATTTAGGTACTGGCTTGAACGGATTTACAAATATGACTGTAAGTTCTTGGGTTAAAGTAACTGACAATCCTAACCAGACATACGACTATGGTGTGGTGGCGAATTGGTCAAGTTCGAGTAAAAGTTTCATATTAACCTTTGCCGTGGCTGGTGAGGTTACTGATAATTACTCACCTCAATTTCTTATATCTCAATCTTCTTCTAATGTCATAGCAGTATCTTCTACTACTATATCTAAAGGTAACTGGGCTAGGATTGTAGGTGTTAAAGATGGCTCAGCATTGAATATTTTCGTAGATGGAGTGCTTACAGGTACGGTAAGTTGTGATTCTGGGTCAACAGATAGCACAACACTATCTAGTTTTCTAGGAAGATTTTCCTCATACTATTCAAACTGTGAACTCTCAAACGTACAAATCTGGGATAAGGCTTGGACTGCTGATGACGTAGCTTATGACTATGCTAATGTACAAGCAACACCTAATGATATTGCTAATAACAATTCAGCACTGAGTGTAGCTAACTGCCGTACTTGGTTGCCTATGACTGAAGGTGCTGACACTACCCTATATGATGGTGGTGTGGTACTTGGTGATGAACTGATTGATAATGGTGGGTTTGCTCTTGGTGATGAGTTGGTTACTAATGGTACTACTATTGATTTAACTGAGTGGGTTCTCAGCAGCCCCTCAGACACAACTAATCCTAATGGTAACTTAAGATTATCATCTCCTACGTCTACTGATGTGTCTACTAGGTTTGATTTCCCTACAACACAAAACGCTTATTATCAACTGTCTTTTGATTTAGTATCTTTCTCTGGTCAAGTATTAATGAGAGCAGGTGATAATTCTACTGCTGGTGGCGCTAATTACTTTCAAACAACTTTATCTGGTACTACTAGACACACTAAGGTTTTCCAAGCTACTTTAGGTGGAGATAATATTTCATCATTTGGGTTTATTTCCGCTGGAACAGAAGGTCACATTGAGGTAGCTAACATCTCAGTAAAAGAAGTAACCAACTGGACACTAGGTACTGGCTGGTCTATTGATGATGGTACTTTAGGTACTGACCTAGTAACTAATGGTGACTTCTCTTCTGGAACACCACAAGGTGATGAACTGGTAGCGAATGGTACGTTTGATACAGACCCAGAGTTGGATGGATGGTATGTTGCTGGTAGTTGGGATTCTGCATACAAGAGATTAATACCAGGCTTCGGTTCTAACCTTCTTATAGATGACTTAGAAATAGGAGAATCATACACATTCAAGGCAGATGTTACACTTGATGGTTATGCTTATTTTAGGGTTGGAACTTCTAGTGTTGATACTAATAGTTATTTTGATGATTCTCAAAATTCTGGAAATAATGTAGTAGAGGTAGATGTAACTTTTACTGCTACTGCCTCTACTTTCTACATTGTCTCAGTAACCGCAGCTGGTCACATCGACAACGTAACACTAACTAAAGATGCTGTTATTACTGGTTGGGATATAGGTACTTCAAACTCATTAGTAGGCAACGCACTAAGTATTGATGGCACAGATGTTGCTACTAATGACTTCACTATGGATACAGCTAGAAAATACCTAGTAACCTTAGATGTAAAAGAAATCACTAGCACTGTATATGTTGCTCTTGGTTGGAGTACGTGGTACACAATTTCATCTAGTGTAGCTGATAAGGTAACAGTATTAGTAACACCTGCTTCTACTAGTGGTGGATTAAGAATAACTACACCTAATGGTGTTCACGCTTTAGTTGACAACATCTCAGTTAAAGAAGTACCACACGGCTGGGATGAGTCTTGGGTAGCTGGTGATAATAAGGCTGTGTGTGATGGTAGTCAAACTACCTCTACAGGTGTTAGACAAGGCGGACTCGTAGATGGGCGTGAATACTTACTTGAGTTTGATGCACAAGTGGATAACCACCAGTTTGATTTATATGTAGGTGGAACTTATGAAGGAAATATCAGCACTTCGGGTCATCATTCTCTAACATCAACAGCAGGCTCTTCAGATGATAAACTATCTTTCTTAGCATCATCATCATTCAAAGGCTCTATAGACAACATATCAGTCAAGGAAGTACAACCTAAAGAGAACGGTGCTATTAAGAACGGTGCTACTTGGACAGCTGGAGTTATTGGCTCAGAGGTAGAAACACCTTTTGATGGTAGTGATGATTATGTAAAAGATATTTATTATCCGTTCGGGGGTGGAACGACTTTTGTTCCTACACAATCAACTATTTCTGGATGGTTTAAACCAAAGCAAATAGGCTCTCAAATGTATTTAGTTGATATGGATGGTAACGAAACAACAATGTTGGTGAACGCTGATGGTACTGTTAAGGCTCAATATTGGAATGGGTCTGCTGATAGGTCAGTTACATCAACAAGTACGCTTACTGCTGGTAATTTATATAACATAGTTAGTGTCTATCGCTATGGAACTGATGTAACGCTATATGTAAATGGAACACAATGGGCGACTGGGTCTACTACATATAGTCTAGGTTCTTTTATCTCTCTCGTGTCTATTGGCGGTAGGGTTTCTGGAACAGGCTTCTTCAACGGTCAAATCCACAACACAGCTATATTCGACCACGCACTGACATCTACAGAGGTATCAGAGTTATACGCACTAGGAAAAGCTGGTGATGTTACTGGTCACTCACAAGCTATTGATGAGTATGTTGGTGATACTGAGTTAGTAACTGACCCTAGTTTTGATGATGCTAGTGCTTGGTACTTACAATCTGGTTGGACTGTTAGTG